TGGCAAAGGAGATCATGTCTTCAAGAATTGGTATTGTATGGCATACCACATATAAAGGTAACTCGTTTGAAAGTATGAAGGCATCGTACGGTGTGAACGTATCTGCTCTAAAGAAAAATAAAGCAGTGTGGTCACAAGATGCGATGTTACGTGACTTGACAAATGCTACATTAACACAAAGTGAAACGGAGAATATTAATGAATATCTTTCAGAGATTGGTAAACTTTTTCAAGGGATCGCAGGCAGCACCCTCAGAGAAATCGAATCAAACAAAGTCCTCGCAGGGCTCATCGAACAATTCAACAACAGTTACATCCGCAAAGGTCAAACCATCGGTAACCCAAAAACGCACACGGTCCAACTCATCAGGTGGATCCAAGCGAAATACAAAGGTGAAGCAAGAAAAAGAAGCACCGAAGCCGGGAAGAAAGCGCAGTACCAAAAGCTCCAAGAAATCCTCGACTTCTTCTCGCCGAAAAACAAAGGCAACCTAGAGAAAATATTTGTACTTCAAAAACTTATCGTTGAAACTAAACTCAAACTATTGAATAAGTTGAATAGTTTAGGAAAACTCGATACTTTTGTACAGACGAATAACGGTTATAAGGTAACTGGACAAGAAGGATTCGTTGCCATCGATAAGATAGGTAAGAATGCTTTAAAGATAGTCGATAGACTTGAGTTCAGTTACAACAACTTCTCACCAAATGTATTAAAAGGTTGGCAAAGAGCAAAATAAAACAATCAATTTGTATAAATAAAACCAGGTGGTGAACGATATTAGTGACTAACACTTATCGTATTTAATTCGTTATAAATTGGACTAAACCTTAGGAGAAAACATGTTAGGATTTAAAGATTTTAATCCTGTAGATTACAGACCAGGCGAAGACGATCAAGTCAATCATAACGCCATTAAGCGTCGACGTCAAGATGAAGCTCTTTCACTTGCTCAACGTCGTGCACGATCAAGGATGCTCAAGCGAATCAAAGCCAAGATAGCGATTGGCCGAAAGAAAGCTGCAAGACGTACTGCTAGCATGCAAGTACTTGAGAAGAGAGCAAACAAACAAGCACGTAATCTTATATTCAAAAAGCTCGCAAAAGGTAAAAGCCGTAACGACTTACCACCAGCACGTAGAATGGAAATTGAAAAACGATTAGATAAAATGAAAGGTCGTATTCAAAAGATTGCTCAGAGAATTTTACCAAAAGTACGTAAGATGGAAATGCAACGTAAGCAAGGTAAGAAAGTAGCAACAGATAAGAAAGCAGCTGCAGGAGCTTAAATGATAAATTCTTTTAAACAATATCTCGTCGAAGCCGAGAGAGAAGTTGTCATCACGTTTGGAAGAGCCAATCCACCAACGATTGGTCACCAAAAAGTATTTGACAAAGTTGCTGCTGTTGCAGGAAAAAATCCATATAAAATCTTTCTCACGCAATCTCAAGACAAAAACAAAAATCCCCTTTCATATTCTGAGAAAATAAAGTTTGCTCGTAAGATGTTCCCTAAACATGCGAGAAATATATTAATCAATAAAAAGATTAAAACAATTATGGATGCACTCGTTTCATTAAACAATGAAGGTTTTAATCGAGTGACAGTTGTAGTAGGTTCAGATCGAGTAAGAGAATTTGACATATTACTATCTAAGTACAACGGACAAAAAGCTCGACACGGCACATATAACTTTGAGAGAATCAATGTTGTATCTGCAGGTGAGAGAGATCCAGACGCAGAAGGTGTAGAAGGCATGAGCGCTTCTAAAATGAGAGCAGCTGCGTCAGATAATGACTTTGTAGCATTTGGTCAAGGTTTGCCAAAAGCAGTATCAAATGCAGATGCAAAGAGATTGTTCAATGCGGTTCGACAAGGTATGGGTCTCAAAGAAGAGGTCAACTTTAAGAACCATGTAGAACTGGAGAAAGTATCTGATGTACGAGAAGACTATGTAAAAGGGGAATTATTTGAACTTGGCGATAACGTACGTATAATAAAAAGCGGCCAAGAGGGTGAAGTTAGTTGGTTGGGAGCTAACTACCTTGTCATCAATTTAGGAGAAGGTAAAACAACTCGTCAGTGGTTAGATGCTGTAGAAAAATATGAAGTAGCACAAGATAAAGATATTAGTAAGAGAAAAGGAACACAACCAAAACCATACTACAAAGGATTGAGTAAATCCACTAAACTTGCAAGAGCAAGACATTTTGAGAAGGGTAGTAAGAAAGACGACAATGATCCTTCTGCATATAAGCCAGCACCTGGAGATGCAGATGCTAAAACAAAACCATCTAAGTATACAATTGCTTATAAGAAGAAATATGGAGAAGAGAACGTGAAAAAATTCAAAGATTTTTCTGAGCAAACAAGAACAGATAAAGCAAAAGCTACTATCGACAGAGAAAAAATGGCAGATAAAATTAAGCACGATAAAATGATGGATCGTGCAAGATTAAGAGATGTATTGAAAAAGAATAGAGAGACAGATCCTACAATGGATGAAGGTGCTGCAGATAAATCTCTTGCAAAAAAATCAGAAAAATCTGGTATCTCTCTATCAACATTAAGAAAAGTTTATAACCGAGGTGTCGCAGCATGGAGAACAGGTCATAGACCAGGTACTACTCCTTCACAGTGGGGACACGCTCGGGTAAATTCATACATAATGAAAGGTAAGACCTATCACACAGCTGATGCAGACCTTAGAGGTGAAAAGAGAAAGTAGTGGATAAAGCTACGAAAGAAAGGATTGCATTAAAGAAGGGTATGGCACAAGCTCATGCTTCTTTAATGAAATTTAAACAATATTATCAACGATTGCCTGATGAAGGAACTGATGATTCAGTTAAACTTGCAAAGGCAATTACACCGGGAGAGAACTAATGGAGTTATTAGAAAAATTAAAAGTATCCGATGGAATGGGAGCATGGATAGACGATTTTAAAAAGTCTGATGCACCTCAATTCAAAGGTAAAAACGAAAAAGAAAAAAGAGATATGGCAATTGCAGCTTACTTATCTGCAAAGCGTGGTGATCAGAATGAATCAGACGCCTCATGGAAAGCTGCAATGAATAAAAATAAATTAGATAAACTTAGTTCAAGCGATAGAGATAAAATTTCTCAGATTAGAACTATGATGGCAAAAGAGAAAAAGCCTACTTCAGAAGGAGAAGCTCCATTTAAAGGATCTTATAAGAAAAATGCTAAGCCTTTATCATTCAAACAAGCAATGAAAAAAGTTAAAGCGCTTTCTGCAAAAGGTATGAAAAGTGAAGCTAAAACAGAAATCGATCATACAGGTGAACATGATCCTTTTGCTAAAAAGCATAACATAAAGATCAAACCAATTAAAGGTCATGACAGTCCTTATGCTCATCATGCAGTCGGAACTAAATCAAATCTGAAACAGTATTTGACAAAACATTATAAGCATGCAGGTCTTGATGCATCTGATGCAGCTGACCATCATCCAGATATTTTTGGTAAAAAGAAGTAGGAGTATAAATGAAAACATTTAAAGAGTACGGATTACCACCATCTGCTGCTAAAGGAGCAAAGGCACATATTAAACCTCTCCCAAAGAAAAAGCCTGTTGTTCATTTAGACAAAGATGATAGTATAGCTTCCATTAAAGTTTATAAGCCTAAAGAAGATATTGAAAGAAGAGCTGATTTTCAAATGACAAAGAAAACTATGCCAGATGGTTCAGTTAAGTTTGTAAAAGCTCCAAAGAAAACAATCGAAATAGGTAAAGGTAAATACGAGGATATGACGAAACCTCTTACAGTAGAGCCTATTAAAAGAAAGGTCGATTTAAAAGGACTGAAAAAAGCTGTTAAATTTTATGATAAACCTTTAAAGCAAAAAGGATATCCTGAACAAGAAAACAAAGCCTATGTTAAAGAAGCCATAGGTCCTGATGATGCAGACGATAAAGGGGAATACGATTACGAAGGAGAAATGGCAAAGAATCAATTAAATACAATGATTGATGCTGCAAAAGAATTACACGATATGTTAGGTGATGATGATAACTTACCTGAATGGGTACAATCAAAAATCACTAAAGCAACGGACTACATCGACTCAGTCCGAGACTATTTAAAGTCTGAATCCGAGTCATAAACAATATAGGAGAAACTATAATGGATATTATAAAGAAAATCGGAGAATGGGCAGCTGCACTATCCAATACTGGAATGATGTTGATTGCTCTTGGCATAGTGCTTCAAGTACTATTAGCTGGTGCTCCATTACCATTCGTTGGTGATTTTAATGTAATAGACAATATTATGGCAATCCTTGGCGGCCTTTCTAACGAAGGCCTTCTCGGATTAGTAGGTACATTTATCATATATCACTTACTAAAGAAGTAACTTAGGAGAAAATTATGAATTATTTAAACATAGCCACAGCATGGGTAAAAGCACGATTAGGTGAAAGAACCTCATATGATGGCGGTGCATTGATCGCAATAAGCATTCTTGTACTCGTTGCAAATCCAGTTGTAAAATTGGCTGCATGGGCAGGACTTGCTTGGGGCGTGTATACTCTAGTTAAAAAGGAGTTAGGCGAATAAGATGCTACAAATTTTTGGTGTGCCAATATATCAGGCACGAATGCACTTACATCTTCAAATAAAAGAAAAATTTGAAAATGAACTTGATAACGATTGGTTTATCCGTTTATGGAAAAACTCAACCGGTAGTACGACGTTTAACACCGAAAATTTGAAGGGTAAAGATTTTATCCAAGAGATTGAAGATTGTGTATGGAACAACTTCGATCACTACCTGGCACAAATACAAACGTTGCCATGGATTCGTCAAAGAGGTGTTCATCGAGGTGAATACCAAATGCGAAACACTTGGATAAACAAATACTCGACAGGTGATACGCAGGAGATACACAACCACTTGAACGCAAGTTTTAGTTGGGTGTATTTCCTGCAACAACCTGAAAGCGGAGGCTCTACAATGTATTTTTACAATGGAACTTCCAGACACGATGATAGACAGTTGGGGCTATCAAATCGTTTTAAACCCCAGCAACAGGAAGGTGATTTAGTTATCTTTCCAGGATACCTAAATCACTTTATAACACCGAACGAGAGTGGAGAAAAAAGATACACTGTCGCAGGTAATTTAAAATTTTGCGGTGACTTAAAATTATCACCAAGGGAGAAATTTAGTGACGGCCTCGTTTAAGAAATTTGCAGAAAGTTTGTGTTGCGGTGGTGATTGTGGCCACGAGGAACCAAACAACAACTCACTCATTGAAGGTAATATCTTTAGAGTTGGTTCTGAGAAATACTATGAGTATTTTAGAAATATAAGAGAGTCGTACAAAAAAGGTGAACTTACAATTGGAAGTAAGTTCGATATCGAGATGTTAGAAGGTAACATCGGAGAATTTGCAGAATATGAAGGAAAGAATGTACCACTGGATTGTCCAATGGAAGAGAAACAAGATGCTCCATTGAATGAACCAAAAAGAGGTGGTCCAAAGAAATTTTATGTTTATGTAAGAAAGCCAGATGGTGGTATTAAGAAAGTAACATTCGGAGATACAACTGGTCTTTCTGCAAAAATTAACAATCCTGCAGCAAGAAAATCATTTGCTGCAAGACACAATTGTGATCAAGCAAATGATAAAACTACTCCAAAATATTGGAGTTGCAGATTGCCAAGATATGCTAAGCAATTAGGATTATCTGGTGGTGGCAGCTTTTTTTGGTAATGAAAAGCTTTAAGCAATATTTACAAGAGGCAGCAGGTATGGGACTTACTGTGTTTGATATTGATGACACTTTGTTTCAAACGAAAGCAAAGATTAAAGTTGTCAAAGATGGTAAAGTTGTAAAGACTTTAACCAACAGAGAATTTAATAGTCATAAGTTACAACAAGGTGAGACTTATGATTTTGGACAATTTAAAGATGCAGATCTATTTGCAAAGACTTCTACACCAATTGGTAGAATGATTGCAAAAGCGAAAGCGATTATAAGAAATGCAACTGCAAGAGGTTCAAAAGTTATTGTATCTACAGCAAGATCAGATATGGATAACAAAGAAACATTCCTTAAGGCTTTGCAGTCTCATGGAATAAATGTAGACAATATTTACGTTGAGAGAGCAGGTAATTTTCAACTTGGTTCCTCAGCGAAAAATAAGAAAGTAGTTTTTAGAAAGTATCTTCGTAGTGGAGCGTACAACAGAATAAGATTTTTTGATGATGATATGAACAACATAAGAAGTTTCTTATCATTAGCAAAAGAATATCCAAATATTGAATTTAACGCATATCATGTAGGAAAAAATGGAAGTACTAAGACCATACGAAGATAAAAATAATATAAGGACATTCAGTAAGGATGTCAACGAAGAAGAACTAATTTGGCATCGTGATAAACAATGGAGATATATCACGATACTAGAAGGTGAAAACTGGCAATTACAAATAGATAATGAATTGCCGAAAGTTTTGGAAATGGGAAGAACGTACCTAATCCCAAGAATGGTCTATCACAGGGTCATTAAGGGAGAGGGAGATTTAAAAATACTAATAGAGAGAGTGAAGATATGGCAGAGTCGCAAGCAACGAGGCTCGACAGGATCGAAGAGAAGATCGACAAACTAACTGATGCAATGGTATCAATTGCCAGAGCAGAAGAAAAGATCGTGTCTTTAGAAAAAAGATTCGACACTATTGAACGTGAACGAGCTGACTTATACGATAAGCTTGAGATCTATCATCAGAAGATGGATAATCTTGAAGTCATCGTAACCAAGAATGGAAATACTATAAATATTATAAATAATCTATTCTGGGTAATACTGGTTGCAGTCATTGGTGCACTGTCAACTCACTTATTCGGAATTTAACAGGAGCAAAAATGAAAACCGAAGATATAAAAAGAATGGCTAAAATCCTCCAAGATATGGAAGAAGCCAAGTTAAAAGGAGGTCAACACAAATTAGATGTTGACGGAGATGGTGATATCGAAGATGATGATTTAGCTGATTTACGTAAAGGTAAAAAAGCCAAAGTCAAAAAAGATGAGCCAGTAAAAGAATCAGTCGAGCAGATTGAAGCTGAACTACAAGATAATGTAGACAAAACACTTGATAAAGTAGCTCACAATGTGAATAACATGAGAGAAGCTGTTAAGCAAGTATGGGAAAAAGCTGTACTACCTCAAAAAGGTGGTGAAACAGCTGATGCTACAATGAAGCATGTGCCTAAGTCAACTCATGCAAACATTCAGAACTTAGATAATTGGGATAAACAACTCAATGATAGATCAAAGGGCGAAGCTGAATTTGTACAAAAACATGTAGTTGATGTTATCGATGGTGATAAGATCGAAGGCGAAACAATTGATAAAGCAAAATCTGCTACAAAACCAGCACCTGGTAGAAAAAATGACCAAAAAGCTGGTGATAAAGCAATTATTAACAAACCTGAAGACGTTACTGCAAAAGGCCTTGGTGGAAAAGACATCAAAGGTGCTGGCGGTAACTAATCAAAGGAGTATATTATGGCGATTAAACCACCTGCCTGGTGTACAGGCGCAGTACCTACTTTAAGAGGCTGGGAAGCACCAGATGGTAGTGAATTGTTAGTTTCAAGAAAGCATACACAAGCTGAGATTGATGAGTACAACGGTATACCTGTTGCACCACCAAAACCAGTTGTTGAGCAAAAAGTATCAGAGCCAGAGATGTTAAACGAAGCTCCAATGAATAACGTCTCTTTGGACAAGATGACTAAAACTCAATTAGTTGCTTTAGGTGAACAATTAAATTTAGAATTGAAACCAAGTTGGACTAAACAAACTATATTGAATAAAATTCACGAGGTACTAAGTTAGTTATATATAATTTAGTATGAGATTATTTGAAGAGCTTAACGATAAGAACTTCTTATTGTATGCAGCAAAGAATTATTACAATCCTACTTGTATTGATTCTGAAGACTTTTTTGAAGATTTAAAAAGGTTTAAGTATATAAAAAGATTAGTA